ATACTTGGATGCGACTACCGCGAAGACGCCGCTTATGAGAGCGGCGGCTACCAGTCCCGCGAAACCGATCCATTCCATCAGGAGCAACCGCTCGTTTCACCACACATCGGGCACACCAGACATGAGCCTGCGCGTTGCATGGGCGCTGCACAAAAAGGGCACGCTGTACCACCTGTTTGTATGGTGCAGACGGGGGCGGGGGTTTCTAACACAGTTTCGGTCATTCAGTAACCTTTATCCATATAACAAGGTGTGGGTTGTCAAAAGTCATTCGGTGATCTCCACCCATGAGGTCGTCGCCTCGTCCTCAGCCGCGTTAGTCAACCTGCGAAGCGACAAACGCATCCCACGCGTCAACCACATCGGTGGTCCATGTGGCCGCAGCGATATCGACAACCCTGTCTGCCTGACCTGAGGTGTCGTCGCCAGGATTCAGAACCACACGGTGGAAGCTGCGGGACAGTTCTGTGCCGTCCTCGGCGATGCAGGTCGCCGTTCGGACTTGGACCTGGCCTCGTTCCAGGACCTCTATCCTATCCACGACGACGGTTTTTGATAGTGCCATTTTGCCTCCTAAGTGGCCGCGCAATAAGTCGCATTGATAATGAGGATTGAGCCAGCGTCAATCGATGCGGCCATCGACACGCCGCCGTTGCCCGTCAGGCCGTTGCCGTAGTTGATGTACAGCCCCGACCCAGCGACGTAATAGCCCATGATGTTGTTTCGGTCGACCGTCAATCCCATAGCAATGGCAGAGAACGAGCCGCGTTCAGACCATTCCGTCGTGTCGGCGATGGCAAACGGCAACGAGCCGATCTGCAGGGTGCCGAGTGGGCTTGAAACGGTAAAGGTCGAAGCCCGACCCTGCACGTTGACCAGACGGCCGACCTTCGTATACGTAAACGTGTCGTTCGTCGCCGTGATGGTGCCACTGGTGCCGCACACAAAAGTCGGGTTCCATTCGCCTTCCTCATAGTCGTCCAGGGTATTCGCATCCGCACTGGCGAGGCCGTCCATCTTTAGGCCACCACCCGACTGGGTGAGTTCCAACGTGGTCCCGTCATAGGTGGCGGTGGACTCGGCGACGATGGTCGAAGCCGACCCGTAGGTGGCGAGGCCGTTGGCGGTCGATCCAGACCATGAAGTGCCAGCCGAGACGGTAGCCCACTTCACACCCGAAGCCTCCGCAGAATCGGCCGTCAGCACCTGATCGTTGGAGCCGACACCGAGTTTCGCCACCGTGTCGCCTGCGGTGGCAACCAGGATGTCGCCCTTCGTGTCGACATCCACAGTCAACGTGACATCGCCTGAACTGCCGCCTCCCGCCAGCCCTGAGCCGGCGGCCACGCCGGTCACATCCCCAGTTGTGGGAGCTGCCCACTTCAGACCCGTCGCTTCACCCGAATCGGCAGTCAACACATAGGTGTCGGTGCCCACAGCCAGGCGGCTCACGGTGTCAGCGGCGGAGGCCGCGACGATGTCGCCCTTGGCGTCCACAATGTCGGCCTGCACCACCCCTGGGGTGGTGTTGACGAACGCTTCGATGTCGTCGAAGTTGGTGTTCATTTCGGAAGCGACAATGGTCGTCCCCGCTGAGAACGTGTTTGTAACGGCTAGTGTCGCCATTTTATCTGAGTCTCCTTGGTGTGTAGGCGAACGCCAAGGCGTTCATCTCCCAATGGTCGTTGGTTGTCGGGCCGCTGACCTTCACACTTATACTCTTCGCTGTCCCAAGGGTGGGAAGGTTTTTGACTGCTGCGGTGAGATCACGGGAAATGGCATCCCACGTTGCATAGTATGGTGACGACGAATCGGCGTCGTCCCATTTAGCGGTGCCCCATTTCGATTCCGACGTTTTTCCCGTTATCGACACCTCGAAGCTCCCCGTGGCAGCCGACTTGTCGTAGTCCTTGAAAACAGACACGGGCAACTGGACGGACGCCTCAGCTGAAGTGACCATCCTGGGTCGCCCCCACCGTTTCTTCACAATCGGATTCTTGCCCGACACCCACCGTGTCACGAAATATGACGAAATGTGGGTTTCGGTGGATGTGTCATACCGATCCGTGTCACGTTTCTGTTCGTCTTCCATGTCGATGAGAACACCCGTGTTGGCGACACACGCCCCGTACACGGTTGACGACGCATTCGGCGGCTTGTAGGCATGCACCGCGGCGGCATCAATGTTGGTGGTGATCCACGCCCCGCCGGCAATCGTCGGATCGTAAATCAAAGTGCGGCGACTGGTGGACCCGCTCTCTGTCCAGTCGACGGTTACATAAAGTTTGTTGTTTCCCCACGCCAACTGCGGGTTCGAACCAAACGTGACGCGACCGTCGGCAACAGCGGGCGACAACTTGTCGAAAATCCATACAAAACCCTCACGGTTGTACAGGTACACGCCACGGTCGGCGTACCAGAAGAACGCCCCGTAGGGGGTCGCCACTGGTGACGACAACGGAACCGACCCGACATCGTTGCTGAGGGTCACCACCTGGAACGAGTCGGAATCGAAACCAAACACCGCGTACACGCTGTTGGACTTGAACACCAGCAAACGGTCCCCCATGGGGCACAGGCCCGTGATGTAGTCGCCGTGGTCGCCCTTGTCGATGTCAACATAGTCGGCAGCCGTCCACGTTTCAGGATCGTTGGCGTTCGACCAGCGCAGCCGATATTTGTGAGCTGTCGCCGATTCGTAGGTGTTGGCAACCCACGCATGGTTGTTCCACGCCGCTATGTACTGTGCCTGCGGCATGTTGCCACCCGACCCGAACGTAACCCCCAGGTCGGCTGCCGTGGTGCCGTTCCACCTGAAACACACCTCGTCGTAGGACACGCCGTAGGCGACGTTGTTCATCGTCACCCCGTACACACGGTTGCCGTCGGTGCGGGCCGTGATACCAGTCAGGTCGGTGAAGTTGCCCGTCGTCGCATAGGCGACCTTCGTGCCGTAGTTGACCATTATCTGATTGGTGCCACCATCGGTGTGCAACGCCCAGATGCCTTGAATGTCGGCGCTCAACGCTGTGGTGTTGAGCCGGTCGACACCGTCGCGTTGACGGATGCCGCCACGCGGGTCAACGAGGACGTTGAGCAGGTCGGGGGATTCGTTTTCCGCCAGGTTGAACTGGTCGGTGCGGAGGTTCAGGCCACCCGTGAACGATTCGAGTGCCTCAAGTTTCCAAGTGGTGGAAGCCACCTAGCTCTCCCACGAATAACGCAACCGGTTAGGCAGGTACGACTGAGACATCCACCGTGACACGCTGCGGCTATTCAACCTGACCGGTTGAGCGGCCGGCATGTCCTCGTAGCGGGCACGCAGGTTGTCCAACTCCTGGTTGAAGAGAGAAAAGTATTGAGCAGACATTGTCGGGTCTTCCTGCTGCTCGTAGGAACGGGCTATCCCGTAAGTAGCGAGAACCATGTGGAACGGTGTCGGCAGGTCCGACGGTTCCGTACTATCTGAAGACCCTGCGCCGAAAGCAGCAGGATCTTCGTACCCGCGGACATAAATGGTGTCGGCCGACGACGGTGTCGGATACAGGCGCACCGAATCAGCCCAAAAAGACCAGTACCACGGCTTGCCAGTGGTGTTGGAATCCAACGGGTAGATCACATCGCCGTCGTCGCGGCCGATGTATTCGAGAACGTGGTTGTCGGTCCTAATGGCAGCTATTTCACGCAACCCGTTGGTGACACTGGCGCCCACAACGGCGAGCGTGTAGTCCTTCTGATCGGCCACCGTGTCGAACGTGGTCGCAACCTCAAAGAACGGCCACCGTTTCTCCGAGTAGACGATCACATCGTAGGCTTCGCCCAGGAAGCGGTTCATCACATCGTCGGAAATGTCCGACGTATCGATGTCAACCACCGAGCGGACATACGACCGCATGGTCGAAATGTCCACGGCTACTCCCTATGGAAAACGCACAAGTCTCCGTCCCCGACGGGACGCCCCTTGCAGGGCGCCCCGTCGCGGGTCAGAGAACTGCATCTGACCGATTCTGGAACAACGGGTTCGCTGCTTGTCGGATTGACCTGCTGGACGTTTCGGGAAGACCCCACGGTTTGGGGCCGTGGTGTCGAATCCCGAAAGTTGTCGCCAACGGGCTGCCCGTATGGGCGTGAGCCAACCTTGTAAGCGTGTGCGAATCCTCGTCCCATCAGGATCAGGTAGCTCCGAACAGGTAACCCTGTCGCGCACGGTTGCTGCATGTGAGCTGACCGTAGCAGAGCAACTGTGAGAACACAGCGTCCTGATTGGTTGGACGCACGAACGGTGTCGGCTTGAACCAGACATCGCTGTGAGCAACCAGTTGCAGGTACTTGGTGTTCAGGAACATCATTTCGCCACTGGTGCATGCGTCATCAAATGTGACGGGTGCGCCCTTGAACAGCAGGTTCTGGAACCCGCCGTCGGCCACATCGGTATCCGTGTACCGAATCTGACCATCCAAGAGTGCCTCGTACTTCTCGTACAAAGTCTGCGTGGTGATGATGATGGTCGGCTGATCGTTGCCGACCGAAACGTCGTTGTACAGGGTCGCCATGCCAGCGGCGGTAAGAGCGCCGCCCTGGTTTGTCTCAGTGGACGCCCAGAACGAGTTGCCCGTACCAGTCGGGTCGATTCCACCAAGGGTGGTGTTGGGCTTTGTAACAATCAGGTCCAGACCGTTCCAGTCCTTGTTGCTGTTACCTGTGCCGTCAGCCCAGAACATGGTGTTCATGTTCTCGATGATCGTTTCCTGCGTCTGGAAAATCTTGCCTTCCAGCAGGTCGATGATCTGAGCTTCACCGTTGTTCTTGGCTTCCTCGATGCCTGAAATGGTCACCGTGGCCGCATACTGACCCCACGAATACTCAGCAGCAGAAATGCCTGTCTGAGCTGTCACGGAAATAGTGTCGGTTCCACTGTACGAACCAGCCGTACTGTTTGTCCCGTAAATAATCGGGACGACGATCTTCGCGCCACCACTGATCCGACGAATGGTCTGACCGTTCGTCAAAGCGTAGAACAACGGCCTTGCGCTGAAGATGTTATCTGTCAGCTTCGGGACGTAGTTCTTGAGCGTGGTGGTAAGAATCTCATCAAAAGAGCTGTTGCCAGCCATAAGTTTCTCACCCCCCTAAGGGTTTGTTAGGTGCCGTGTTGTTTTTTAGCGAGAGCGAAAGCTTCCCTCAGCGAAGACGGCTTCCCGTCAGAACCACCCTCCGACACGACGGCCCCCGCCTGGGTGCCGCTGCCGCTAGCCACCTTCGTGGCGTCGCGTTTAGCGTCGGTGATCTCCTGGTCCTTCTGGAGTTTCTCAGCCGTGTCCGCCACTTCCCCGTACTTCATGTGTGTGAAAGCAGCAGCCAGGTTGGGAATCCGATGCGTCAAAGCATGCCGAAACAGCTCTGCCGTGTCGAAATCGCCGTACTTCTTTTTGAGGGTAGAAACCTCGCGCTCTAAAGCCTGTTGTCTATGCGTCTGCGCCTGCCGCTCCATTTGAGCCTCAAGTTGCGCCAACCGCTTCGTCGTCGGATCCTCCTCGGCACCGTCCGAATAGTTCGGCTCGGTGGCCGGCAGGGTGTCCGTCACGCCGAAAGCCGATGAAAGCGCCGCAATGGTGCCTGCTGGATCGGTTTCCAAAGCCGAAGCAATCGCCTCGGCCTGTTGTAAACGCTGACGTTCTTCTGCCAGTTCCTGCGTCTTACGGGTGTAATCCGCTTGACGCTGGTAACCGTCTTGAAGTTCCGACAGGCTGACCTGCGACTCCTCACCGTCAACCTTGACGGTGTAGGCATCTCCAGGTTCTGTCGTTGCTTCTGATGAAACCTCTGGGATGTCCACCTCAGCGGATTCCGTTGCTTCCATGTTTTCTTCGGGCACTTCATGTCCCTTCTAGGGGAGTCCTGTATGGTTGCTCCTATAACACAAATGGCGGTGTCCCACATAATGGGGTTACAACGCCAGTAGTTCAAGTCCCATCTG